AATGTAACTAGTTTCTCACGGTAATCGGTTTCACTTTCGAACTCAACACTTTCAGCAAGAGATGCGAGTTTATCTTTCTGAGTAACTGCTAGTCCTTCAGAAACGTCACTTAAAATTCCATCTGATTTTGACTCTGCTAATCTCTTGGTCAAACCGACATTCTTCTCGATTTGCTCATTGAGTTTTTCTTCCATATCATCTAGTTTATTTACCATGCTCTCAAGTACATCATATTTATCTTCAGGGATTGATACATAATGTTCTTCAAAAAGACTCTTCATTCCAGTTAGGAATGACTCAGACATTTCTGCCTTAAGTCCTTGCTCCACAGCAAGAGAGTTTTCCTCTAACCATTCGTTAGCGACATACTCCAGATAAGAGTCAACTCTCTCTGTGAGCTCCACTTTGGTAGAGTCAATTTCTTCTTGCAATATTTTAGCATATTCCTTCTCTAAATCTTCTTTTATAAGAGAAACTTTAGAGTTAATTGCTGTTTCAAAAATTGTCCTTGCTTTCTCTTCGAACTCTTCGGACAACTCCTCACCAGCAATCAGTGCGTTAATGTCATCTTCAACATTAACTTCTATTACTTCTTCCTCTTCTGCAACTACCTCTTCACCTTCTGCAGTTACTTCTTCTACTGTTTCTTCAGATTCTTTTATTGCTTCTTCCATTTTCTTACGAAGTGTTGATTCTTCATCTTTTGGTTCTTCGGAAACCACATCACCTTCGACCTCTACTTCCTCTTCTTTTACTCCACCATCTGCTGGTTTTGCACCTTTAGTGACAACATCTTTAACTTGCTTAAGTGTGCCAGTTGGTGTTTTCAATTTATTTGAATCATCATCTGGTTTGGAATTTTCAGGTGTAGGCCCTCCAAGATCTTCCACATTTCCTAATTGTGTACCTGGATCTGCCATTGTTGGCATTGGATCTGCAGGTTTTGCATTAGCATTAACAACAGTCTTGGATTGCTGTGTCTTTACTTCCATTTCTTGTAAATTAGTACCACGAGACATTTGTAACTCTCCGATTTAACCTTTGTTTAAAATTTTACTATAGTTATTTATAAATTAAAGATTTGATAAGAAATCGCCAAATAATTCGAGTTTCTTCTCCTCAAGACGTTTTTGGTCAACGAGGGTGTTAATTCTTTTCTGTGTTTGTGCTGCTTGCTGTTCACGAAGAATTCCACCTTCCCAAATCCATTCTTTTCCTTCCATAATTCCTGATACAAATGCATCAGGTGCAGATGGATCTGCAACGATATCTGCAGCTGTTGCTAACATGAAATCTTCACCAACAACTTTACATCCATCACGATCTTCTCTCAATGATCCAACACCACGAGAAGAGACTCCTAACATCACACCTTCATCTAAAAGTGAAGATGCAATTTTACCCATTGGTGTATTAAGTAACTGTGCCTTTCCTCTAAAATTATTTCCCTCTTGAACGAGTGATGTGATTTTATGAGAAACACGATCAAGGTTTACAGTTGGGCCATCTGGATGACCAAGTTCTCCAAGTGCTCTACCTTTTCCAACAAATGATTCATTGTATCTATTAACTTCTCTTGCAAGAGTTTCAACAGGATACATTCTACCATTTCTATTTTTAATATTACCTTGTAAGAATACACCCTCAATATAAAGTTTCTTTTTAGATCCCTTACCTTCGGTAATTATTTTAACGTTTGAGACTTCTTCTGTGATTAATTTCATTGTTCTTAATTAGTGTATCCTACTTTTGATCCTTTGACTGCAGCGTTTGCAGCAAATATAAAATGAGCAAATTGTTTTTCAACTAACACACTCTCAGATCTCATTAGTGTAAAAGATCCAACAACCGTTCCACCTTGAGTTTCTACAATCGTTACTAAATGATCAGCATTCGTTGCAGTGTTTACTAAACGCACCACAGTTGCTTTATCAAAATCTGATGCACTACCTGATCCAGTAGGTAACGCAGCTTCTGCACCTTTAATTAACAGTTTCATCGGATTCTTCTTCCTCTTGTGGTTCTACTTCAGTTTCTAATTCACTTGTCACTTCAGTTTCATCTGTTGGTTCATCTTCAACTTCTGGAACTTCGTCACCAAAAAGTTCTGCACCAACTAGTGGTCGTGCAGCATCAACTTTCTCTGCAGTTTTTGCGTATAAAATTTCTTTGATTTTATCGCTAACATCAGAGGCAGATGCATCAGCAGCCATCATATCCATTAAATCATCCATGTTAAGAAAGTATAATATTGACTAATATTTATTTATATCTCTCCACCTTCAGGTGCTTCCGTTGCAGAACCTTGACTTTCAAGATCTGGTTCTGTAATTGGTTGCCCTAAATCCATAGCAGCATTTGGATCTATTGGTGCACCTGTGTTTGGATCGACCATTGCATTCGGATCCATTAGAGATCCATCTTTAATTTCTTTCTTTATTTCTTTATCAATTTCTTTAATATCATCTTCAGTTTGCTTAAGAACTTTTGTACGAACATAATGGTTTGAAAAATACTTACCCATATATGGTTCCATTGATGCGACTACACCTAATTGTTCGTTTAATAATTCGTTCTTTTTAAGATCAGAGAAATGATTATCGTATAAGAAATCATACTGAATGTGATCCTCTAATTCACTCCAATCTTCTGGTGTGATAATATTTTTAAGAATCAATTGTGTCTTCAACATATCGTTGAAAACTTGTGAAAATCTCTTTCTTAATCTTCCAACAAATTTACTAAACTTGAGTTCGTCTCTTAATATCTCTGATGAACGACCCAAATTAAATCCACCTTGACTATCCAATCTACTTGATGGAACATTCAGTGATTTATATAATTTTGCTTGAAAATATTCAATGTCTGTAAGTTCACCTAAGTTCTGTCCACCAGGTAAAGTTGTGATTTCAGTTCCTCTTCCACCCTCTCTTCTTGGAAGCCAAAAATCTTCCAACATTGCCATATATTTACGATCATCACGAATCTCTCCAGTGTCAGCATTATATACCAACTTGTTACGATAACGATTCATAACATCACGAAGATATTGTTCTGCTTTTATCTTTGGAAGATTGCCAACATCAATATAAAATATTCTTCTTTCTGGTGCACGAGATAATCTATAAATTACAAGACTATCCTCAACCATTCTTAATTGGTTAAGTGCTTTGATTGCTTTATGTAAGTATGATAATACTGTTTGTTTATTGCGATCTACTAAACCTGATGTGCAATATGTGATTGCATCTTTTGCAATTTTTACTGTGCCTTTAGCATTTTTAGTTGTGTATATTCCACTTCCCTTTCTACCACCATCTGGATTATAAACATAATATTCGTTTATTTGTGGAGCAGCTGAATTTTTTGGATCATTTCCATTTCTTGCAACATCAAATGGTGATAATTTATTCGATCCTGTTTTATCTGTTTCACGAACTAATCTTATCTTAAGTGGATCAATATAACGAATATCTTGTATACCCTCTGATGGATTATCTAAATCAATAACTTTATGATAGAAAACTCTACCGTCAATATACCAAGTACGAAAAATCTCATGACACTTTTTATCAAAGTTCATGAGACCTTTTATGTATTTAAATTCTTCTCGAATAGAATCTTTCAATCTATCCGATGCATTTAGATTTGATAACTCAATCTCGACTGGTGAATCGTCTAAGTCAGAAACAATTGCCTCGTTTACAACATCTTCAATTGCACTATCACACTCTGGGTGTAAGCACATTTCACGATATCTACGAACTAAATCTTGCTCACTTTTATAGACACCTTCAATATCAACATATTGGCCATAAAATCCACTAGAGACATAAAAGTCCGATTTATCTTCATCGCTTGGAGGGACTGGAGATACCACCCCCTTCGATTTTTTATCCTCTCCGTCGGGGATTTTAAATCCAAAAAGTTTTGCCATCGTATAAACGTTTTGCTACTATTATAGCACTATTTATGATCCTGTGCCAATTTGTGTTTTTGATTGTGAATCTTGAACATCAACCCATTGTACTTGTAGTTCTACAGAAAATTCTTCAATTGTATCAGAACTATCGTATGATAGAGGAATATCTGAAATATTTGTCGGGAAAGTTCCGTGAAACTTATACATTTTCAAAACAGGTAATTGTGCCTGACTATCAGGAGTAGGCCCACTTACATTAGATCTACCTAACTGTCTTACAAATAAATCTTTTTGATATGCTGTTGGATCAGTAAGTCCTGAATTATCTTCGTGCTTATTGATCAAGTTCATCCATCTTTCAAATGCTGTTCTAATTTTAAAATCAACATCATTGATGATTGTGATTGTCCAAGGATCGAATGTACGATCTCCTGCAATCTTAAGATTTCTTCCCCTGAAAGGAACTAGTATTGGTGCGATGTTTGAAGCAGGTAACTGTGCTGCTTTGACTAGAAATCTGCTTTTATCTGCGATTTCATCACTAGATGAATCTACAGGAATTGCATCGTCAGGGAAGAATAATTCACATTCAAATAAATTAGGACGAGCACCACCCCCGACCATCTTACCCTTGAATGCATCAAGGGTTCTATCTCTAGTGCTTGGAATGTTTAGGTTAGCCATTTAATTTTTTTCCTCGATTGAGTTAAACGTTTCCAACTACTTCTTCAAAACTTACTCCTGTGCGTGTCGCAACAAATGTAAGTCCGATAAAGTTAATCGACCTTGCGGGTTTTACGAAAATATCAGCTCTAAATTGATTTGAATCAATTATGTCTGGTGTATTGTTTGTTTCATCACAAATTACAACAAATTCAGTGATACCTCTCTTTGCTTTTACATCACGAAGGAAAGGATCAACTATATTTAAGAAGTTTGTTCTTGTAATTACATCATTAAATTCAAACAACTGATCTCTTGCTGCTCTTTCGATTGTATCCTCTAGTGTGAGGAACAAACGACGAACATTAATACGATCAAATGCTGATGCAACACCAAGTCCAGTTCTATCACCAAAGAGAATAATTCCTGCACCTGGAGATGCAATCACTGGATTAATTCTCTTAGGATAGATTATGTCTCTTTGTGCTTGCGTTGGATTATATGCCAACTTGATTACATTATTAATTGCTCCTCTTGATGCACCAGCTGGTGAGAACCAAGAGAATGAATTGATTGATGTTCTTGCCATTAATCCACCGATATCTCCATTCAATGGAATATATCTGAACTCATTATTAAATCTATCAAATGTGTATTTGTAACCTGAGTCAAATACTGCATATGATGATGATTGTAATGCCTTATAATAATCAACTATGTTATCTGTTTGCGTATCTGAATTTGATACATTTACAACACCTGAACGATGCGGTGATATGCAAGCAATGCAATCTTTTCTTTGATCAGCAATTGCAATCAATG